AAGGATGGGTATAAGCAGTATAATTTTTCGATTTGTTCTACTAGAGCTTTTTGCACCAAGCTTTCTAAAATTCTAAGAGAGGATTTAGATATATACTCCTTTATTGATAAACCAGCGCCCAATCTAGCTATAGAAATAACGAAGGTAAAAATCTCTGGCAGAAAGCAAATTTATAAATTCCTTGATTGGATCTATGAAGGGGCCAGTCTTTTTATAGATAGAAAATATAACAAATATTTACAGGAAAAATAATATGAACTTTACAACTTCCGACAATACGAGTTCCTCGCCAATCACTGAATTACCAAAAGTAGCCGTTATCACGGGAACGGGCCAGGATTCTAAAACCCTTACCCACCTCCTTCTCACTAAAAACTACCAAATCATTCTTACTTACCGTCGAAACACATCTTTCAACCCAACTCTTTTACTCGATTTATTCGGTAATACAACAAGAGTAGACCTTTTAAATTTAGATCATTCAGACCAAACATCCGTAAAACTCGGCTTGAATAAAGTAATAGAAAAGTATGGAAAAATTAATGAAATTTACCACCTCGGGGCCGATTCAATGGTAGGTGATTCGTTCCTTAGTCCCGAGAGACAAATCCAAAATAACGGACAATCAGCATTCTATATTTTGGAATGGATTAAATGCAACTCATCTCAAACAAAATTTTATTTTGCAGCTACATCCGAATGTTTTGGTGGCGACCCTTCTCGTGTTCCTTTTAATGAGAACTCAATATTAGAACCGAGGAGCCCATACGGAGTTAGCAAAGTACTTGGTTATAATTGGACAACTTTTTACAGACAAACTTATGGACTATACGCATGTTCGGGCTTTCTTTTCAATCATAGCAATCATTATCGGCATCCTAGCTTCTTTATCAGAAGAATTACCCAATCGGCTGCTCGTATTTCCGCTGGAAAACTAGATAAAATCACTCTAGGTAATATAAACTTTTGGCGCGACGAGACTTACGCTGATTTTATGGTGGAAATGATGTGGAAAATGTTAAATAATCCACTTGGCGCGAAAGATTATGTAGTTGGAAACGGATGCTGTTATTCTGGAGAAGAATTTCTTATCCATGCTTTTTCATATTTTAATTTAAATTGGAAGAAATATGTAGTTATTGATAAGGATAGGTTTAGGCCAAATGAAGTCGTGAAATTAGCGGCAGATCCATCCTCGGTAATGAAAGATTTAGGATGGGCTCCAAATAGGATTTCTTTTAAGGATCACATTGGCGCGATGTGCTATGTTGACGCTCAATTAGAAGCTGGAATTAGCTTGACAAATATCCAGAAAAAGAATCTACTTAACTCAGAAATTAATGGAGAAAACGATTAAAATAGTTGAAGATATTGGTGATGGAAATGAAAAAACCGTATTTAATGGATTGGTTAGTCACGAAAAAGTAAACAAAACTATTTCGGAAATTTTTGTTTACTCATCTAAATACAAAGATAATCGCTTCTCCTGGAAAATAAAAGATAAGTAAAAAGCATGTCTCAAATTCCACTTCCTGGTTTTGCGGAAGACGATTTGGTATTAGATTTAACGAAAAAGGTTAATACTAAGCACGAAGCCGCCAAATTCGTAATAAACAAGTTTTTAAAGGAAAAGCCTAAAAATTGGGCTAGAGAAATCAAAATAGCTCAAACTGTTATCACTAAATTTCCTGAAATACTCAACTTAGAAATACCGTTTAAACTTAACTCGTTAGCATGGCTTTTAACGGATGACGGAAAAAGATGTGTTAATAAATTTCTATACCAAGAAAAAGCTTGCATTCCAAACGAAAAAGAATACAATATACGAACTGAAAAATTTGGAGAAGATAAAGTTATCGAAAGTAAAGCGAAAACAATAAGAGACTTTTTATCTTGAAAAACATTTTTCCAAATATGGTAGTTGGAGATACGGTTTACAGATATTTTGGTGACGATAATATTCCGGCGATGGAATTAAAAATTACTAAAATTACTGACGACTGGATTGTTTGTGGTGACTATACCTTTTTTAAGGTAACTGGATTAGAATTTGACGACTATTTGGAATGGAACTGTTTTAGTTCCGGTTCTTACATTAAATCAAAAAAAATATGAAGCTTAAAAAATTTAATAACAATCTTCTTTACACTTACAAAGATTTATGTTTTGCTTTAGACCAGGAAGTTGAACAAGTTAAAAAACAAACGGCCTATCTCAAAGATTTTTTTAAAAAAAATCCAATAAAAGAAGGGTACTCTGGTCGAAAACTTAATGAGATAAACTGGATAGTTGAAATGAATGGAAAGCTAACGCGCCCCATTAAACGCCCTGGAAAAGATAGAGCTGTTTTTGTAAAAGAATCTTTCTATCATTGGCTTTTAATGTATCAAGACGTTCAAAATGGAAAACGTTATCCAACTTTAAAAAATTAATCATGGCACCAAAGAAAAAAATAGACACAGAAGATGTTAAAGAAAGTGGTTCTCAAGATATCTTAGCCGCATTTCTTAAAACTAATAAAGACGATCACCACAATTTTGCTGAAAGAGTGGATTATACGGTTTCATCTGGGAGTATGTTGTTAGATATGGAGCTTGGTGGAGGTTTTAAACCAGGGATTGTTAGGATGTCTGGGATTAGCGAAGGTGGCAAAACATCCTGCGCCCTTCTTACGTTAGGAAACCACTTAAAAACAACTCCAAACAGCAAGGGTTTAATTATTAAAGCCGAAGGGCGGTTAAGTGAAGAAATGAAAAGTCGTTATGATTACAAATTTGTTTATACGGCTGAAGAATGGGTTGTGGGAACGGTTTTCGTTTTTGAAACGAATGTTTACGAAGCCGCGATTGATTTAGTCAGACAATTAGTGAAAAATAACCCTGAATCTATTCGTTATTTCGTTATTATTGATTCGATGAACGGATTGTGTAGAAGAGAAGATTTGGTAAAAGATTCCGGATACAATGATAAAGTAGCTGGGTCCGCGTTACTTACGTCAATCTTTTTACAAAAAATGGGTGCAGCTTTAGGTAGACTTGGCCACATCTGTATATTTATTTCTCAAGTCCGTTCTTCTGTAAAAATAGATCCTTATGCTAAAGTTGACCCAAAAATTACAAATGCAAGTGGTGGAAATGCTTTGAATCACTATTCTGATGTAACTCTTGAATTTCAAGAAAGATTTAAAGGGGATATTATAGAAAGAACTGAAGGCGGAAAAGAAAAAACGGTAGGACATTATTGTAAAATTATTTTTCGTAAATCTGGTAATGAAAAGACAAATACGTTAGTTAAGTATCCGGTTAAATACGGAAGGAAGTTGGGCAAGTCTGTTTGGGTCGAATTGGAAGTTTTTGATATGTTGCTTGCTTGGGGATTATTGAGTAAAGGCGGTGCTTGGTATCATCTAACGCCGGAATTAACAACTATGTTAACCTCATTAACCAAAGACGAATTACCAACAAAATTTCAAGGTCAAGACGCCGTTCTTAATTGGTTAGAAAGTAATCCGGCTATGGTTGAATTTTTAGCGAAAGATTTTAAACAAAAAATTTCGGAGTAATTGTGAAATGGCTCAATCATAAAGGTAAGGAGTTTACCTTTTTTGATAAAAAATACTTAATTAATTGGTCTAAAAAAGCTCCTAGCAAAGGGAGTCAAGAAGTAAAGGAATTTTTAGCCACTAATTACAAGTTCTGGGCTTGGTATGAAGAGTATAGACTTCCTCAAACCAGATTAAGAGTAGATTTTTTAACAACAACCGTTAAACTAGCCATAGAATTTCACGGAAGACAACACGAAGATTATATTCCGTTTTTACACGGTTCTAGATCGGGGTTTCTTTCACATATAAAAAGAGATGTGAAAAAAGAAGAAATCTTATCTAAAAACGGATTTAAATTAATCGAAATATACGAAGATGATTTAGAACTATTAAGCCGTTCTTGGTTTGAAGAGAAAATGCGGAACTAGTGTAATATTAGTAAGCTATAATAAAAAATAGCCAACTATGAAGAAAGAAAAACCTGGACACCAGTTTCCTCAAAATCTTCTAATGCAGATTAACGAAAACACCGCTGGATTTGTTTTGTTTACAATAGACGGAAACGGCCACCCATGCGTTTATTCTAAATTGGATAACCAGATTAACGAAATAGGTTTACATAACTTCATACGTCATTACGCCGAAACAATTGAAACCGCTCACAGCAATTCGGTTTATACTTCGGTTATGGGCCAAGAGCCTGATGACGAATAAATAAAAAAAATGCTAAAAATAAAAGAAATCGAGTCGGATATACAAAATTTACTCAAGACGGGTTGTTCAAAAATAGATTTAGCTAACTTTATAAGAGAAAAAACAAAGCTAAAAGAAACTCAAGTTCGTTTTTATACTCGACATTTTTGGGGGCCGGACGAAAGCAAGGAAGGTATTAAAATAGAAAAGAGTTCAACCGAGCAAACATTACAATATGCGGGCGACGACCTAATTAATGTCGAAAATCTGTTAAAAAAGTGTAATGTTGATAGTAAAAAATGGGAAGTATCCAAGTTCACCTTAGAGGAAAAACACATAACCAAAAAAATTGGAGATAGTATAGAGTTCGTACCGAAATATGACGTTCGGGCTTGGCTTGAGAAGAAAGTGGTGGATCAGGATGAGTTATTAAAAGAATTCATACAAGAGGCGGCGAAACATAGTCCCACCAATTTTGAATACAAAAAACTGACTGAGGATAAAACGCGAAAATATCTTTTGGAGCTGGCTATTTTAGATCTTCATTTAGCAAAGCTCGCGCAAAAACGTGAAACGGGATGGGATAATTATGATATCAAGATAGCTGTTGATTTGTATAGAAAAGCTGTTAATGATTTATTGAGTAAAGCGCCGCTAGATGAAATCTCAGAAATTGTTTTTCCGGTTGGAAATGACTTTTTTAATTCAGATAACGAACTATATACAACAACTTCTGGAACCCCACAACATGATGATTCACGGTGGCATAAGTCTTTTACGGTCGGTTGTAATCTAATGACCGAAACGATTGAGCGGTTAACTACTATTTGCGATAAAGTAACTGTATTGATTGTTGCTGGGAACCACGATAGACAAAAGGTTTTCTACTTGGGGGAATATTTGAGTGCTTGGTTTAAAAACAACAAACGTGTTATTGTTGAAAATTCCCCAAATAATAGAAAATATTTTACATTTGGTCGTTGTTTATTAGGCTACGCTCATGGATGTGACGAAAAACATGCGGATCTCCCTCTAATAATGGCTCGTGAGCAACCTAAAGCCTGGGGGGAATGCAAGCATTATAGGTGGGCCATTGGACATTACCACCATATTACAACAAAAGATTATAAAGGGGTTATGGTGGACATCTTACCATCTCTTTGCGCGAGCGATTCTTGGCATTCTCGTAAAGGTTTCGTGGCGAACTGGCGCGGCTCTCAAGCGTTTTTATATGATGGGGAAGAGGGATTGACAGCAGTTTATTATCACAGAGTGAATCAACCTTCTTGATAGTTTGTATGAACTAAAGTTTCTTTCCCCCAAAAATATGAGTTAAGTGTAATAAGTAGCATCATGGCTACTAAACTTAACTTGAGCAAAGAGACAATAGACGAAATCTGCAAATTATATACCGAAAGAGTAAGAATATTTGAAATAGGTAAGCGTTTTGGGATAATACCTAAGACTATAGAATTTTACTTAAAAAAGAGAGGGATGTTTGTAAAAGGGCAGCATAAGGTCTCGGAAGAACAAAAACAGGAAATAATAAAAGATTACTATAATAATGTTCCGCTCGAACAAATAGCGAAGAAATTCGATACTACCGTCTGGACGATTTGTGACAGAATGAAACGGTGGGGACTTAGATTAAATGGACCAGAACGAAGAATATTCATTAATAGATTGGGAATTCCCGAAGAAGACGTTATAGCGAAACATTTAGAATTTAAAAAAGATATTAATGAGACAGCTAAATTCTACAAAGTCACTAGAGAAACCGTAAGAAAAATACTAAAAAAACATAACATTAAGAGTCCTAATGATGATTTAATTGAATATATTAATTCTAAAAAAGATTATATTATAGATAAACATAAAAATGGATATAGCATGGCGGAAGTTCGGGTGGAATTAGGTATTGGTCAGACAACAATGTATAATTTCTGCCATAGATGGGGCTTGGAACTCAAATATCCAATAATTACTTCCATAGAAAGAAAAATTGGTGAATTATTAACAGAACTGGGATTTAAATATGAAAGACAATTTGAGGTTCGTAGAAAAAGATTCGATTTCTATCTTTTTGACTTAGGATTATTTATTGAAACCAACGGTAATTACTGGCATGGCAACCCGAAACTTCACAAAACATTAGATTTAACACAACTTGATGCTCAACTCAGGGATATCCGTAAAATCCGTTTGGCGGCCAAACTCAAAAAGAAACTCATTTTCATTTGGGAAGATGAAATCAACAATAAATGGGACCAAGTAAAATCCATCATAACTAACCTCTCAAACCGCATTCCAACTCAAAAGAACCAATTTGACTTTATTACAGAACAAACGATATGAAAAACCTCCTATATAATAAAGATGATGGGTTAGTATCGGTATTTTATCATGGTGTCAAGAAAAACTTGACAACTGACTTTTAAATCTTCATATTTAAAGGAATGATAGAATCCATTCATAGTTTGGAGACGGAGCAGCATTGTCTTGGCGGCCTATTCAATAATTCAGATATTCTTCCAGAAATAGATTTTTTTGTTAAGGAAAGTGATTTCTATGAAAAAATCCATCAAACAATATTTTTGGTATTGAGAGGGATGTTGTTAGCTGGAGAAAGAGTTGATGCTGTTTTATTGGCTAATAAAATCATTTCATTCGGCACGAAACATTATGGAGACTTAAGTATTTTCGAATACATTGAAATTCTTAGTTATAAGAAGCCGACAAAAGAAGCAACAATTGAAAGCTTTAAACAACTTATTGGTTACAGAATAAGAAGGGACGCTATTGAAAAACTCCGTTCTATGGCAAAAATAGTCCAAAAACCTGGAGAAATTTCTACATCTCAATTAATAGAAAAGCTAGACCAAACCTATGGAGATTGGTCTAACTCCGTCCTTAAAACTCACTCTAAACCAACAATAGAGATTTGTGAAGGTATTGAGTCCTTAATAGAAGGAACTAGAAACAATCCGCCAAAAGAATCGGATGTTTTGCTAGGGCCATTTCCTACCGTTAACTCTATAATCGGTTCTCTTAGTCGTCCTGGAAACATTACTGTAGTTGGAGCAAGATCTGGAGCTGGAAAAAGTTCTTTATCAATGTTTTATCAAGTAAATCTTGCTGTAAAGTATAACCGTCCTATAATTTGGATGGACAGCGGAGAAATGAGGCCAGAGGAATTAAGGTTTCGCGCCGTTTGTATGTTGACTAAAGGAGCCGTCCCCTTATGGGCTTTGGAATCCGGTGAGTGGGCTAAGAATGAAGAGTGGTCAATTCTTACACGAGAAGCCATAAAAACAGCTAAAAAAATAAAGATTTATTACGAACAGGTTTCCGGATTGAAGGCTACTGACATTATTACTATTTTAAGGAGATACTATTATAAGCTTGGTAAAAGTAATGAGTTTTTAGTTTGTTTTGATTATTTAAAGGCTTTGGATGGTGAAAATACTAGAACGACAGAATGGGCGGCTATGGGTTCCTTCATCCAAGATATAAAAACATTTATTACTGATGAAATTCCACTTCCATTTTGGACATCTTTGCAATTAAATAGATCTGGTATCGTTACTAATAAAAAATCCGATGAAATAGCTGATAACGAAGGCGCTTTTAGTATTTCAGACCGAATCTTACAGCAATCAAGCCATAGCGTCCTTTTGCGTTTTAAAACCGACGACGAAATAGCCGAAGAAAACGGCCAATTTGGCAACATGAAAATGCATTTTCTTAAAACAAGGTTTTTAGGTAAAGAACACAGGTTAGTTAATAAACCGATTAAACTTCCTAATGGAAAGTATGCGCGAAACTACATCAACGTAAATCACGAGTCATTTTGGTTTGACGATAAGGGTTCTCTACTTGATATGACCATAAAGATGAAGAATATGTATAAAATCAGCAAGCCAAACGAATCCGAAACTGGAGAAATAGTTTGATATGCAATACATGGGTTCCAAAAATAGAATAGCTAAATTTCTATTACCAATAATACTAGAGAAAAAAGAACTAGCCAAAAATTACATCGAGCCATTTGTAGGGGGTTGCAATATGATCGATAAGGTTTCCGGTATAAGAAGAGTTGTAAACGATAGTAATTCTTACTTAATAAGTATGTGGAAAGCTCTGCAGGAAGACTGGATTCCGCCAGAGATTGTCTCTAAAGAACTTTATTACTTTATTAAAAGTAATCAAAATATGCTTTTGGATAGGTCAGTTGGATTCGTTGGTTTTAACTGCTCCTTTGGTTCTAAATGGTTTGGCGGTTATGCGTCTAATGCTGATGGCCGAAACTATGCTTTAGTAGCCAAAAATCATCTAAAAAAACAAATTACGAAATTGAAGGATGTAGTTTTCACAAACACCGATTATAAAAACCTTATTTTTGAGTCTCCATCTATTATCTATTGTGATCCTCCGTATAAGGAAACCGTTAAATACAAAGATGGTTTTGATCATGATGCTTTTTGGAAATGGGTTAGAGAAAAATCTGTTGATAATTTTGTTTATGTTAGTGAATACTCTGCGCCGAATGACTTCGAGTGCTTGATAGAGATCCCTCTAAAAACTACATTAAACAAAAACAAAAAAGAAAACCGAATAGAGAGACTTTTTAAGCTTAAAACATCTTGACAAAAACACTATAATACAATAAAAAGGTGTAAGAAAGTGGAAATAAATTTATTTATAATATTAGTAGTAATAACATTAATGATGATAATGTGCAGGAGAAACTACAAATAACTTGTATAGATATACAAAAAGCGTCGTTTGTGGTTTTTATTAGTATTATTATTGCTTTTATTTTAGGTTTTGTATCTGGGATGATGATGACTAAGACAACGGTTGATGAAACCGAGTATTATGACGCTATAATACCGATAGATATCCCAATAGGAAAACTCTCAAAAGAAACGGCTGAATTCTTTAAAAATGGACATACAGAACCATACACAAATAAATTCTGAGTCTTTTATAGGGACTGTAAAGCCTTTAGATAAAAATAAAGAGAAAATTGCGCTTTTTCTACTTAAAAAACACAAAGAGTTAGAAGAGCTGTTTGAAATGGAGTGTGGAACGGGATATATGGTTTTTGTAAAACCTAAAGATAATGTAATTGGTGGAATCTTTATGTCAAAAGAACAGTGTGAATTAAGATATTTGGCGCACGAATGTTCTCACGCCACCTATGATTACATGAAAATTGTAAATCCAAAATTTAGACTAGGAAAAATATACAAAAACCTATCAAAAACAAGTATTAACGAAGAGAGATTTTGTGTTGTAATAGGGCAAATGATTCAAGCGACTATGGATTTATACAAAAATAATATAAAAACCAGTTAATAGTATCCATTTTAAATAACTGAGATTTTCCTTAAAAAAAAAGATAGATTTTATGTGCGTAGGTAGTTTAAATGATAAAACGCTAACCTCCCAGGTTGGAGTTGAAGGTTCGAATCCTATCTCTACGCTCCACTTTGAAAGATGCGAATTAAAAGAGGTGTCAAATTTCGTAAAAAGTAATCATTATTCTCGCACGCATCCTGGTGGTATAGATTACTCCTTTAAATTAATATACAAAAACCAAGTAATGGGAGCATGTTTATTTGGATATATGGCTGGAAATCCAAAGGCAATGTGTTTAATAGACGAACAAGATAATCCAAAACTATATAGAGAATTAATGAGGTTAGTCTTATTAGATGAAGTTCCTAAAAACTCCGAAAGTAAGTTTATAGGATGGTGTTTAAGATGGTTGAAGAAAAATACAGATTTAATAGCTTTAATAAGTTTTGCCGATCCAAAATTTGGACATTCTGGAACAATTTATAAAGCTAGTAATTGGAAGTATTGTGGTTTACAAAAACAAGATAGACCAAGAATAATAATAGATGGTAAAGAAGTCCATCCAAAATCTTGCTACAATCTTTACGGCACTTCATCTATAAGTAAATTAAAAGAACTAGGAATGAAAGTAGATCTGAAAGAAAGAGAGCCTAAACATAGATACGTTTATGTTTTAAGAGATGAGTTAAAAGGTAAGTTAAAAACAAGATTATTTAGTCAACAACATCTAGGCTAAAGCCATAGATGCTTGTAAGCTACCGAAGCCTACGATTGGCGAGTTGACTTTCGCCTACCACGCATAATAATTACTTAGTAAGAGAAATTTTATGAAAAGATTAACTAAACCGGAGTACGCTGTTTTATTAGCTTTAGCCGCTTCATATCGTTCTGAAGATCCTGTAACTCGTGCTGGAGCCGCTATTTTTGATGAAAACTTCAATACTCTTGGTACCGGCTTTAATGGTTTAGCTCCAGGAATGGAAGTTCCGGAATGGATGAAATTAGAGGAAAATCGAACTAAAAAAGCTCTATTATTTACTCACGCCGAAGCAAACTGTCTCATTAAATCTAATTGGTTAAAAAAACCGTTTTACATGGCAACGAATATCAATCCGTGTTCAGGCTGCGCCAAATTGATAGCGGCGGCTGGAATTAAACAAATTTATTATATTTCGGATTATGAGAGAGGCGGAAAGGAATGGATGGAGATTTTAGATTTTTATTCTGTAAAATACGAAAAAGTTAATCTACCTATAATAATTTCTTATTTATGAATCTTATATTTTTATTTTAGTTTTTTTTTAGTAAAATAAATTTTGTTCACCTGCAATGTTACTGTTAAATTTATGGATGACTTAAATAAAACGAAATTAGTAGAACTTATAAGTATATGGTTTAAAGAAAGTAATCTTTACGAAAATATTGATGAAGATATAGTTTTTCAAACTTTAAAAAAAGAAGTAAAAAAACGATTGACAAAACCAACCAAAACACCTATAATAAACACAATAGAAAAACAAATGAAGACAAAAAATACACCAAATAGGTTCCTAGCCGAAATCGTCCTTGGAACACCATCTAACCCAACCAAGGTTACTCGCGTTCACCAAATCGTTGGATTGGATAAAACTGGAACCCCAAAGCTAAAGCGAGTTGATGCACGAACCTTTAGTCGCGGACTTAATAATTCTCGATTAGTAATTAGTTAAAAAAATTGGTCAAAAAAATAATAAAAGAAATTATGAGCCAAGCTTTTTTCGCTCCAAATAAATCAATGACTGGAGGAGCAATTTTAGCGTCCTTCAATAGTAAGGATGCAAACGTTTACTTTAAAGCCGCTAAACAGGTAAACAACAATCCTGATAAGAAAAACTTTGATTTTCAGAATGCCGTAAATTTTAAATTTTCGGCGGATGAAGCGGCGGGGATTTTTCGCGCTATAAGGACATGTTCTGAGTTTAAGTTTATTCATTCCTTTACGGACCAATCAAACGTAAAGCATACAACGTCTGGATCTTTCCGCTATTATAATATTCCATCCAAAACAGAGGGTGTGCCAAACAAAGAGGGGTATGGGTTTACGGGAAACAAGGATGGAAACACTTATAAATGCGGATTTACTCTTGATAGCGCAGAACGATTAGCTCAATACTTACAGTTTGCCTTAAATCACATCTTTTCGGCTGACTATTCAGAAGATAAAAAGAGAGCTGAAGAATTCGCGGCAAAAAAGAACGCCGAAAGTAAACCTACTCAAAAGCCAACGGCAAAATCATCCACCAAAACACCTCCAAAAGTTGAGGTCAAACAGGATGCTTCAGAAGATGAAGCGCCTTCTGAAGTAGGCGGCGATTCAACAGAAGAAGAGTTGTTTTAATCATTAGAGTCTAGGCTGACTGAGTTAGCAGCGAAAGTATAAAAACTTTCTCTATAGACTGGTTTGATTCCAGTAGACTCTGCCATTGTTTGTGTGTAGAGCTGTTAAGTTTTTAACGGCTCTTTTTCTTATCTATATAAGTGTAATTCTTTAATTGACGATGAGTAAAAAAAGACCATTAATTTTCGACGAACAGATTTCTAGAAAACCGGATTATTATCCGTGGACTCGGGACCTGATTAAGGCTATGCATAATGGGTTTTGGACTAGTGATGAGTTTACTTTTAGTAGTGATATTCAAGATTTTAAAGTTAAGTTAAATGAGCAGGAAAAAGAGGTAGTCGTCAGAAGTTTATCTGCTATTTCGCAAATAGAGGTGGCGGTAAAGACGTTTTGGGGTAAATTAGGAGATAATCTCCCTCACCCTTCTATTAGGGATCTTGGTTACGTATTATCTAATGTAGAAGTTATACATAATACAGCTTACGAACGGCTTCTTGAGGTTTTGGGGCTAGAGGATATCTTTGAGGAGAATCTTAAACTTGATTGGATTCAGGGAAGGGTTAATTATCTAAGAAAATATACCCATAAATACTATAAAGACAGCAAGAAACAGTTCGTTTACGCTATCATCCTCTTTACACTTTTCGTTGAGAACGTCTCTCTTTTCAGTCAATTTTATGTTATTAACTGGTTTGGTCGTAAAAATTTACTAAAAGACACTAATCAGCAGACAAGCTACACCCTCCAAGAAGAAACTTTACACGCCTTGGCCGGGATAAAAATAATTAATACAATCAGGGATGAGTATCCAGAGTTATTCGATAAAGAGTTGGAGGAGAAGGTTTTACAGGAAGCTCAGGAGGCATTTAGCGCAGAATCTAAAATTATTGACTGGATGGTGAACGGGATTTCTCAAGAATTTTTATCGGCGGCCATTCTAAAAGAGTTTATTAAGTCTAGAATTAACGATTCTTTAAAAAGTATCGGATTTTCTCAGGTGTTTGAGGTGGATCAAGGGGTGTTAGAGAAGACAAATTGGTTTAATGAGCAAATCTATGCTAATGGTCACGCCGATTTTTTTCATTCTCGCCCCGTAGATTATTCTAAAAAATCTAAATCATTTGATGAATCTGATTTATTTTAATATTCAATAGGTCTTTAGTGTAATGTAAGGAGTGAACACGAAAACTCCATATTTTTATATCATAAGACACAAACCGAGCCAAAAGTATTACGCAGGATGCAAAATAAATTTAAAAGCTGATTCAACTAATTTGATGACTAAAGGCGGATACCAAACAACCTCCAAGATTATCAGGAAAATCATAAAAGAAGATGGACTAGACTCTTTTGAGATTTTGAGGATTAAGCATTTTGAGTTTCCAGAACAAGCTTTAGATTACGAAACTAGATTTTTGGTAAAAGTTGACGCATCTAATAATGACAAATTCTTTAATCGCCATAATGGAGGCAAACACTTCAATAATAAGGGCGGATACAGACTTTCTGAAAATACCAAACGAAAAATGATGAAGCCGAAGTCTAAGGAGACTGTTGAGAAGCAAAAAATCGCGTCAAATAATCGTCCTAAAGATTTCTATGAAAGGATAGTAGAAACTCGTAGAAAAAATAATCCTGTTTGGCATAGTAATGAGATGGGAGAGAAGATTAGAAGGAAAAATATAGAGAGATTTTCAGATGAAAATGTCAGGGAAAAACACTCTGAGTTAATGAAGGAATATTATAAAAACAATCCAGTTTCCGACGAAATTAAAAGAAAGAAGAGCGAAACTAGTTCCGGCGAAAGTAATCCTATGTTTGGAAAGAATCATAGCGAAGAGACTAGAGCTAGAATGAAAGCCGCATGGGTGGAAAGGAGAAAGAAACTTTAATTTATGTATAAAAATTATTACTGGTTGAACGAGGAATCTAGGATTTTTCTTAAAAGAGATTACCTTTCTAAAGGTGAGACTCCTGAACAAAGGATTAGAGATATAGCGGAAAATGCAGAGAAAATACTCAAAATAGATGGGTTTGCGGATAAGTTCGAGGGCTTCATGAAAAAGGGTTATTATTCTCTTGCTACCCCGTGTTGGGTAAATTTCGGGAATAAAAGGGGCTATCCCGTCTCTTGTTTTGGGAGTTTTATTGAGGACGATACAGAATCTATTTTTGATAAATTGTCCGAGATAGGAGTTATGACCAAGGGTGGAGGGGGGACCTCAGCTTATTTTGGCGAATTGCGACCAAGAGGGTCTAAGATTAGTTCTGGAGGGGAGTCAGATGGCCCAGTTCGTTTCATGGAAATGTTTGATTCTGTAACTAAAATTATTTCACAAGGATCGGCTCGCCGAGGCACAATGGCTGCTTATCTTCCGATAGATCATCCAGACATTAAAGAATTTTTAGCTATCAAATCTGATGGACATCCAATTCAAGCATTAAATATTGGCGTTACGGTTTCTGATGAATGGATGAAGTCGATGGTTGATGGCGATTCCGATAAGAGGAAAGTTTGGGGTAAAGTTATCCAAAAACGGTTTGAGAGCGGTTATCCTTACATCTTTTTCAGTGATACGGTCAATAAGAATAAGCCGCAAATCTATAAAGATAGAGATCTGAGAATTTACGCTTCAAATGTTTGCTCCGAAATCACCTTACCATCGACTTCAAAAGAATCGTTTGTTTGCGTTCTTTCTTCTATTAATTTACTCCATTGGGATGAGATTAAGAAAACCGATGCTGTAGAAACATTATTATATTTTCTTGACGCCGTGAATGAAGAGTTTATTGTTAAGACAAGTGATAAGAAATTCATGGAAGCCCCCCATAATTTTGCTAAGAACCATCGGGCTTTAGGTTTGGGTGTTTTGGGCTGGCATTCTTTGCTTCAGTCTAAAAGCATTGCTTTCGAATCAATGGAAGCCAAATTTCTCAATACCGAAATTCACAAAACTATCAAGGTGAAATGTGACATAGCAACTAGAGAATTGGCGCAAAAATACGGGGAAACCCAACTTTTGAAAGGAACTGGGCGTCGGAATGCAACGGTAATGACATTGGCTCCCACAACAAGTTCTTCTTTCATTCTTGGTCAGGTCTCTCAGTCGATAGAACCCTTAAACTCTAATTATTTTGTTAAAAAACTAGCCAAAGGTAACTTTACCTACAAAAATCCTCATCTTAAACAACTATTGATAGAAAAAAATAAAGACACAAAAGAAGCCTGGGAGGAAATTCTCAAAAATGGCGGCTCGGTCCAAAAGCTAGATTTCCTATCCGAGCATGAGAAAGATGTGTTCAAAACCTTTGTGGAAATCAGCCAAAAAGAAATCGTTATCCAAGCAATCCAACGACAAAAGTATATTGATCAGTCTCAGTCCCTCAATCTGATGATACACCCTAAAACTTCTCCCAAGGAAGTTAGTCAATTATTGATTTATGGATGGGAAAACGGAATCAAGACATTCTACTACCAACGTGGTTGCAACCCCGCACAGGAACTTGGTCGAAATTTGCTTCAATGCAAATCTTGCGAAGGGTAATCTCCTATAATATAGTTAAATGAAGCGCAAAATTCTCTTCCTTACGAATTACTGTGGTCTTTATACTGGTTTTGGTCGCCATACCTGTTTAGACATCAATAGTAGGTGAGATTATTTGAGTTCTTGGGTCTACGTATGGTGTATTTAGCAAGTCATGGAATTTGGTTCGGAGTTCTATTTGGATGATGAGAGCTTTTTCTAATTCACCTTTCTCTTCTAGAGTTTGATCTTTAGCAATCTTTTTGTATTCTATAAGATCTTCGTAGATTAGGAATTTCCTTTTCATTAGGAATGGAGCGTCCTTGAAAAGATAGTTGCATATTTTAAGAACTTGGTGAGCACCACTCCATCCAATTCTCTTACTTTCGCCATCATTACATTTAGTAAAACTACCACGAACGCCTAACACCTCTTTTAGTTTAAAAAAACATCCTTGCAAAAACTTTTCTGTTCCTACCATTCCAATATGGAACCCCCCTTTATTAAATTGATTCGGTTTAGTTATCCATCCATCACCAAAAATACACCCCAAAAGGAAAGAGTTAAAATATTCATCTTTAATCCAATTCGGATACTCTAATAAATGACTTTTATCCTCTATACATCCCAAACTCTTAAGATCCATAGAGATTGTTTTATTTGTTATTGTAGAAACCCAAAAATTCTTTTTAGGATTATAAACTGGTGGCCTGTTAAACTCTAATTGGTCTGTAAAGTACTTAACTGTAGCAATATCTTCACCAGTTAATCCTAAAGCGGTGCAATACTTTCTTTTCGAATAAGCGTTTGACCCATCTGTAAGCAAAAGACCCATAATAAAATGCTTTTCTCGCGCGCCAACATCTTTGAAATAATTTTCATTTAAAGAGTATCGTTGATTATGGATGCGACTATCATGTAATTTACCTAATTTTTTCTTTAAAATCCTAACAATAATAACCTGAGTAGAATTAAACTTTTTACACAAATCGCTAACAGAATAGTTCTTGGTTTTATATAAAACTACTAACTCATCTATTTTATCCAATGGAAACGTTGTTGTGAACTGTTTTGGTAGAGGAGGTTTTAAATAGTTTTGAATAATTCTTTTTGCAGTTGTGAACCGAACTAATTTCAATATTTCATTGATATAGTAAAGAGTTTTTCCTTCTAAAAAATATTGATATAGAACATTTGTTTTTTTGATTTCTGTCACCGTCTCTTTCCTGGGAAAATCCTCTCTTTTTATCCCCATTTTTCTCAAGTGATAGGTTATAGCATGGTTGTGGACACCAAATTTTTTAGCTATTTCTGATAAACTACATTTATTCACGAACATTTCTTTGATTTTTTCTTTATCCAAAAACTTCCTATTATTAGCTTCGCTTATTGATCTAAATTGAGCGCAGTTTCTTTTTAGAATGCTCATGATAGCACATCTATCACATTCGTAGTCTCTGGATAATTTTCTCACAGATTCATTAAGGGTTGTATATCTATGAACAACATCTCTCTCAATTTCCTTATCCAAACTCCTTTTCAACTCTGTTGGCTTTCTTCGAGGAATATTATTTTTAATAAATTCTTTTCTTAGTTCGTTTCTAGATACGTTTAGTTTTATACCTATAGCCTCAAGGCTCATCTTATCGTTTTCATAAAGGTTTTTAGCTAGCTGTATTAGATCCTGTGTTATCATCTTGTAATTAGTTACACTTTTTCAATTCCGGTGGTTAACGTCATCAACTTAGTGCTTGTAAAATTACAAACTCAGCTATAATAAACGATATGGGTAAAATGAGAAGGAAAATTCTATTTGTTACAAATTATTGCGGTTTATTTACTGGTTTTGGAATGAATATTCGCGCTCTCATGTCTTATATTTATCAAAATTATTCAGATAAGTATGAAATAGCCTTAGCTGCCGGTGGTCAATACAATTATAATCCAGACTTTTCCCGCTATCCTTGGAAAATTTTTGGTTTGCTTCCAATAGATCAACACAGTCAGGAAAAAATGGAACTCGATAAAGTTTTTGCACAAAAAGCTGCTTATGGAGAGTTTACATTAGATTTAATAGTTCAGGATTATCGCCCTGATATTGTGTGTCTCCAAGAAGATGTTTGGGGCGTCAGTTACGCAAAAAATATGGAATTTTCCAAATATATTCCTACGATTTACCATACAACAATAGATAGTTTGCCAATTTTAGATTTGGCTTATGAATTGGCGGCCTCAACTAAGTATTTTTGGGCTTGGTCTACCTTTGCCTCTAAAGAGATGAATAAAAGAAGCGGGCTCCAACATGTAACCTATCAATACCCATGTATTCCGACAAATAATTTTTTTCAATTACCCTCAAAAAAGAAACTAGAAATTAGGAAACGATTTAATATTCCAGAAGACGCCTTGGTTTTTGGTTATGTTTTTCGCAATCAACCTCGAAAACTTGTTCATAAACTAATCGAAGGTTTTAAAATATTTAGAGATGAAAAGCCAGACAAAAAAGCTTTTTTATTACTCCACACATCGTATAGGGAAGGATGGGCTATAAACAAATTCCTAGAACAGTATGGTGTTAATCCAAACGAAGTTCTTTGTTCCTATATATGTAGGGCTACAAAAGAGTACTATGTTGCACCATATCAAGGTGAGGGACTTCCAAATCCTTTTAATAACAACGAAAAGACGCTTTTTACCATTGATGTAGCTAATGGATTAAATTTAAGTCAATTAAATGAAGTTTACAATTTAATGGATTTATATTTTTGTCCAAGTTCATCAGGTTCGACAGAAATTCCTTCAATCGAAGCCGCCTTAACTTCTCTTCCCGTAGTCGTGCCAAACTATTCCTACGGCGAAGATATCATCCAATTTAACATTGGGGGTTCATTTTCCATGCCTTTCGATTTTTATACCGAACCAAATACTCAATTCTTAAAAGCTAATCCTCGGCCTGATGGTATCGCAAAAATAATGGAAGATTTTTGTAACCTTCCATCCAAACAAAAAGAAGAAATGAGTGCAAAAAGCCGCGAATGGGCTCTCAAAAACTACGACGTTAAGGTTAATGCCGAAAAAATACTTAAAGCAATCGATGAAATTCCACAACATACCTGGGATTTTAAAATAAATTTGAAACGAAAGAAAAACCAAGACTATCCATTTCCAGAAGGAATTGTTGATGATGTAGATTTTATTCTTGATTTGTATAAGAACATTCTTTACTCTTACGAAGAGACGAGAGATACGAAGGGGTGTATGGATTGGCAAGCTTCACTTAAAGGTGGAGTTAGCCGCCAAAAGGTTTACGAGTTCTTTATAAATGTCGCTAAAAATGACAATCGAAATTTAGGCGATCAACAAACTTTTGCGGATTTACTAGAAGAAACTGGGCGACCGAAATTACTTTTTGTGCTTAAGGAAAGCGCGGGAGATATTCTAAATTCCACGTCATTACTACCTTCATTAAAAAAACAGTATCCAAATCACGACGTTTATTACGCTTGTGATCCGAAATTCGCAGGAATTCTATTGGCAAATCCAAATATCCATGCTATTCTTCCCTACGATCCAATAATGGAAAACGAATTACAAATGATTGGTGCAGGCTCACATAAAGGTTGGTTTGATATTTATATTCATGCTGGAATTAGTTGCCAAAGACAACTTAACTACTTGAGCCACAAAAACTTAGGATTGGAGGTTAAATGACTATTGGAGAATTCTTAAAAAGAAAACTTGAGGAAACCTATTCTGGAGAAGTAGTTAATGATTTTCTTGGAAAACCACATCAAATCCATAGTTTTGAAGTTAAAGATGGCGGAGTTGATCCGCAATGGGAGATTTCAGCAAAAACATCTGATGGAAAAGTGATTATTTACTGCTCATTTGTGGACGATGAACTTCCAAAAATCTTATGAATTTATTAGAACGAGCCGCCTTAGATACCGGTTTAAAAATCGCCAAACCATCAATAACCGAACATTTTTTTCCTCTTCCTTTTGATAAATACATAATCTTACAGGCGGACGCGAGATTTGAGAGTCGAAAATACGAATACTGGCCAGAAGTTCTTAGTTTAATTGTTCCAGAACTATCAAAAAATAATATTCAAGTTGTTTCGGTTGGTGCTCCAGGAGAACAATCTGTAAGCGATACTTACAACTTGGTTGGTCAAACCACGCTAAATCAACTAGCTTATCTAATTAAAAACGCTAAATTAGTAGTTGGCCCCGACTCGTTTTGCTGTCATTTGGCCGGGACGTATGATGTTCCATTAGTTGGATTATATCCAAATATGTATCATGAACAGAGCCAACCATATTTTGGCGATAAAGAAAAGCAAATTTTCTTAGAACCGGATAGAAAAGATTTGAAGCCTAGCTACTCAGCCGTCGAACAACCTAAAACAATCAACTGGATAAAACCTGAAGTTATCGCAGAATCAATTCTTAAACTACTTAACCTTACTCGTATTGAGTTCGATAAAACGCTTTATATCGGACAATATTACGTAAAAAAACTTATAGAAAACGTTCCAGATCAAGTAGTCGCACTAGACGGTCTTGGAGTTGATAGTATCATTGAGAGAATGGATTTTCTTCATAATGAAGATAACTTAGCTGAACAATTAAAAATTGGAAAAGCCAGTATCATTACAAAGCGACCAATTAATTTTGATTTAATTAAAGCGTTGAAAGGGAATATTGTTGAAGTTATTTATGAAATAGATGAAGAACACGATATTTCTTTTGTTGACTGTTTACAAAAAAATGGTGTTAACTATATTTTGTTTACCTATAAGAGTAAGGAATGGTTAGATCCAATAAAATTAAATTACTTTGATTACAAAATGATTAATCTAAAAACCCCCATTACAAAAGAATCTATCCCTGAAGTAAAAGAAATAAACTCCGATGAATTAATCTTCAAAAGTAACAAGTTTACTTTAAGTAAAGGAAAAATTTACTTATCAAAAGCGCATTGGTTAATAGATCGTCCAACAACGCATTTTCAAAAAAATATGGATAGGGTTATTGACTCTGGAGAGTTTTGGAACGAATCCGAATCGTTTTATTTTTTAAAAGGAAGTGGAAATAATGAATTAAACTCAACAAACAATGTAAAACAATTTAAGTTAGAAGATATTGTTCTATGACGCATATTTGCACCTTTTCTGGAGGTGTAGGTTCATTTTTTGCCACAAAAAGAGTTGTAGATAAAGTTAGGTTAAAAAATAATAACGATAAAATAATTGCTTTATTTGCCGACACGCTCATAGAAGACGAAGATCTTTATAGATTTTTAAAAGATACTATAAATTACCTTAATATAGACCTTATAACATTAAGGGATGGAAGAACTCCGTGGCAAGTATTTTTTGACGTTAAATTTCTAGGAAACTCTCGTGTAGATAGTTGTTCTAAATTCCTTAAACGAGATCTTTTAAACAAATGGATAAGAGAAAATTATAAACCATCTGAATGCATTGTTTACTTAGGGATAGACTGGACGGAAGATCATAGGATAGAGAAAGTTGTAAAGAAAAATTATCCATACGTGTATGAAGCTCCTTTATGTGATCCGCCATTCATAGATAAAAATCAAATGCTAGAAGATTTAGAAAAAGTCATTGGAATAAAGAAACCAAGGCTTTATGATTTGGGTTTTTTTCATAATAATTGTTCTGGGTTTTGTATCAAGTATGGAACAGCTCAATTTAAACTTTTATTAGAAAAATTTCCAGATAGATACAGATATCATGAGGAAATGGAAGAGAAGATTAGGTTATTCTTAAATAAAGATGTAACAATATTGAGAATTCAAAGAAATAAAAAGAAAGTAAATATTACATTAAAGGAATTTCGAGAACATATTGAAAGTGGCGGAAATTTTGATAAATTTGATTGGGGCGGGTGCGGTTGTGGCGTGTAAAAACGGAAAAGGTATTGACAAAACCACAAAAATCATTTAATCTAGAAGATATAAGGTTATAAAAATGGATTTCGCTCCACAGTATTGTTTAAAAAAACTACAACAAGACTATTTTAATTTCGCCATCCAATATAAGTTGTGCCTTGCCCATTATGGAAAATCCGCCACAGTAACGCAAACTACATTAAAAAATACTAAGGATGGCGTTAGAATCTTCCTCGAATTAAGAGGTATTTTACGAAAATACGAATTATATAGAGATATTCTCTCACGAATAAAAAGCGCAAGAATCGGAATGAATCATGAAGCTATTATGAAACAGCTACTTAGAGTTGATAATCTCTTTAAGTATAAAGATGATTTCGGAAATTAAAAATAATAAAAGAAATATGGCAAAAACTAAAAAACACATAGCGGTTCAAAACGAGTTTGATTTCGTTGAAGAGTCCTCAAAGCAGATAAATACAATGACGAATACAGAACAGAAGCCAATCGACGCCACAAATTATCATAGAGTTCAAAATGACCCATCAGTGAAAAAAAGTGATTGTACTGAAACAACTCTAACCTATAGTTCAATGCAAATAGCGGAAAGCGGTGTTATTACCCCCTTAGACACTCCAACAACAAGCGTTGGAACTCTTATTGAAACACCCACGTTAAATCCAGGTAAAAAATGTATTCCACCTAAAATATTCTCAAGGAACGAGTACGGATTATTCGATCATATTGATTACCTTTTCAAAGACGATGGATATGTTAATTGGCGAGCAATGATTCCAAAGGAGTATCTTTATGTTGGTGACAATATTAAGAATAATCCGGTTCGTCGCGAAATGTTTGAAAAGAAATACGGAAAGAAGCCGGAAAAAATTGACTTAAGCCTTGATAAAGTGGAGGACGATGATTTGCTAATTACTCTTGCTGGAATACGATACTTAGCTACCTTACGAGGTTATGAATATGTGGAGTTTAAAACCTTAGAGTCATCCAATCAAGCATATGCGGTTGTTAATTGCTCTATTGCCTGGTTCAATAATTACGAAACTATTTTTGATAAAGATAAAAAGTATTATGATACAACTAGGTTTGATGCGGTTGGGTGCGCGTCTACCGATAATACAAGTGGTCATTTCAGGAATTATCTTCCAGAAATAGCCTCAAATCGCGCATTTTGTCGCGCTGTTAGAAATTTCTTAAATATTAATGTTGTTTCCGATGAAGAGGTTCACGAGAAAAAAGACGAACCAAAGCCACAAACATCTACTGGAGTTACTCCTTATGGTAATCCAGTGGAATTACTAACGGCTAAATTACAAGAAAAAGGCATTTCTTTCCAAAAACTAAAAGAACTAATGGTCAAAAAAGATAAAGAGTGGTCGTCTTACGAAGCTGTATTAGACGTTCCAAATGTAAAAATATTCGATGTTTTAGGGCGAATGAAGAAAAAAGAAAAACAACAAGCTGAAGGGCCGGTAGAAGAATGACTCCTACAAAAAAGTATCAAACCGATAAAAAGAGAATTGATTGGTTGGCTACATTAACAGTCGATCAAAAAAACGAAATATTAAAACTGTCTAACGCAAAGAAGCCAAAATTCTGGAAAAACCCACAAAAAGCATTTAGAAACCTAGTGGACGAAGCGATGTCAAAATATGCCTAAATACAAAGATGATGAGATCACACAATTCCTAAAAAAACTTGAGGAACTATGTTTCGTTCTCTATATGGCTAAGAAAACCATTACGGAAGAGGAATTTGCTAAGAAAACCTCTGAGATTCTTAAATTTGTAAAAGATTTCAAGAAAGACAAATGAAAACACTAAACTTAACAGATAACCAAATTAGAATTATTTATCACTCTATTGGAGTATGTTCCTGCTTCCTTCAAATGACTGGTATAAAAAATAAAAATACAAAGTCAGACATAGAAGAAATAGAGTCAATAAAACTTTTGTTAAAAAATGAAGAAAACTAAAAGCTTAGGGCAAATAGCTTACGAGGCTGATAAAAACGGCGGTCAACAAAACTTCGGTAAATGGAGCAACGCACCACAGGTAGTTAAGGATATCCACGAAAAAATGGCAAAAGCTGTTCAAAAAGAAACTTTAAAAAGATTAGTAGACTTTTTCGCCGATAAATAATATGACTTTACTTAAAGAGTTTCAATGCAAAAAATGTGGAGGAAGCAAATTTGAGATCATTGTTTCTGGTAAAGTTTGTGAGTCTTGTTGTGTTAAATCCGCAAATAGAGCTAGAGAAATTCATTTTAAAAAACTAGAAGACTTAACTCTTGAAAATCGAGTAAAAAGGATAGAACAAACTCTTTACGATTTAAAAATAGATAAAAGACTGAAGTCTCTAGAAGCTAAAAATATTATTTATTAAAGTTTTAATTAAC